GTTTCCCAGTCACGATCAATACGGGCCTACAGCATTGCTCAGGTCTATCAACACCCGCATGGAGGAACATCCCCCTCGCTCAACCCCAGCGCCACCCTGACATTGTTTAATTGAGTAGCCAACGAATTCCCTCTGCCAGCGGCGTTTCTCACTTCAGGGATATACGCTATAATATTGTCGTAAATAAAACGGCAGTCATCATCATCGAGATTGCCTTTTTTGGTTTCCCAACGATGTGTAATCTCGCCTAAATGAGACAATGCGTTGGTAAGGTTATCAACAGACAACCCCAATAACCGCTCAATGTCCGCTTCTACTACTTCTACTTCCAGCTTTCTGCTCATAATATTACCTATTGTGCTATATCTTTGTAATCAGGGAAAGGGGCCTTGCTCCACGTAAAACCTAGGTGCAATGCCCGATTGCCGTTACAACACTCGCTGATATGGCCGCAGTTCGCCCCTATCCCTCTTTGCGCGTCAGCGAAAGCTGGGAACCAAAACCCAAACCCATCCTTTCTGCTCGCGACAACCGGCACGGAAGAACAATGATCCGCCCCTTTCTTTCCAATCCACTTGCTCGGGGGCTTTCTCCCCAATTCCCGAAAGGCGTGTTTCTGGTTGTCATTGCGAGACAGCCATTCTAAGTTTTCTAACCGATTGTCGCTCCTAATACCATTTTTGTGATTAACCTCATGCCCATTGGCGGGACCTATAAACGTCTGCGCCACCAATCTATGAACCTGTCTTGTAAAGCGTTCGTTATTTATACTGAAAGTTACTTTTAAGTATCCATCCCGCCCCTTGCTTGGACGCAGCCTCTTATTCCCTCTAACACTATAGATATTTCCCGCTCTGTCGGCAGCATAATACATTTCAAACCCTGGTATATCCTTAATCATCCGGCATATTCTCCCACTTAGGAAATGGACAATGGACTCCAAACCTCTCTGAAGTAAACCTGTCTACTACTTGGTAAACCCTATCAACTTCCGGTGTCTCTAGCTCTGCGGTTGAATCCTTGTTTAACATGGCTTGTTCGATTTCATGCCAAATAATCTTTTTCACGTTCTCTTTTGTCCAAGGTACGTCTATTTCCATCTTCTGTAACGCGGCAGACATACTATACCCCGCATCATTCAAAGCCTCTGCCAACATTTCAAAGTATTTGTGCATCGCGTTATTCTGCTGTTGGGTTCTTTTCAAACCACCCTCCAGGGACCTGTTTTTACCCACCCATTCTTGCCTGATTGGTATTTTATTGTGCGCTTTTCAGTAATCGGGGGTAGAGAGAAATCACTGTAAAACCCAGATAACTTCCGCTCTCTGTGTCTTGTTTGCTCTATGACTGTGAGTTTCACTGGTGAACCCTTGTATACATTTTCAGCCAATCCCATATCGTATTGACCGAAATTCCATACTCTTTAGCCATAGCCGCAACACAATCCCCTCTATCAAAATATCTATCCCTAATCTCTTTTACTGTTGAGTCAGGTACCTTTACCTTCCCATGTCTCATGCCATAAGGCGCTCCGTTTTTCATACTACCCTCCCGTTATATTTGTGAATATTCTTCTTAAAACATACCCACGAATAATTGAAATTGCCGTAAAAAAACACGCAATCCCCAGATTCGATGACAGCGGCACATAAATACCAAAAATGGGAAAAACCAATATCTGACTCACCACCGCGACAATAAAACCAACCACCACGTTTAAAATTGTTTCTACAAAACTATGTATTTTTGCTTGTTTCACGAAAATAAACTGTATTGGCTTTGTTCTGCCATTTCCATATTCCTTGCCGCCAAATTGAAATAGGATGTTTTTAACTCCACCCCTATAGCCCTTCTCCCCATCTTCACGGCCATATATGCCTCTGACCCAATACCCATAAACGGGGTTAACACAACATCACATTTTAACGACCACATCTGCATGGCTCTTTCAATTACATCCAACTGAAGCGGGCATATGTGCCTTTCATCATCTGAATCTCTGGCGTCTTTGAACTGGAGTGTGTTTGTCTGTCTTATGTCATCCCAAACAGGAGAAGCATAGTTCTGCCAAACATCTATACTTGTTCCCTGCTCCCCAGGAAGGTAATACCACCTCCCGTCGTCATACTGATAACCTTTAAAATCGGCTGGCGGGTTATCTCCTACATAGTGAGTAAACTCGCCGGCGATAGGTTTTTCATTTTCCCCCGGCTTCCTTAAGGCTATTAAATAATCTGGAATTCCTTGCCGCGACATTGCAGAGTCTTTTTTAATCTGCTTGTGAAGAAGCCCCAATGCTTTAGTCCTTTGCATGGCAATTACAGGGTCTTTCCATATACAAACCTCCGAATGGTAAATAAACCCTTCTTTTTGAAACGACCTGATTAAACCACCCCTGAAATCACTCACCCCTATAAAGCCATCTCTCGTTTTCGATGTGGGGAGATTCATGCAATGAACAGCCATTATCCGGCCCGGAGACATAACCCTGTAAAGCTCCTTCACTAAATATTCAAAATGCCTGAAAAACTCTTCCTCATCACTAACATTCCCCATATCCCTGTCGCTGTTCGAATAGGTGTATAAACTCGCAAACGGCGGACTAAATATACAAAAATCTATAGACCCACCCCCCAAGTTAGAAACAACATCGACACAATCCCCGTTATAAATCGAATAATTTTCACTAATAACCTGATCAATCACCTCGCCCATACTGGAATCTCCATTTTTTGCTCTGGTAAATAATTGATTTTTTCCTGTCTTGCTTTTCCTAATTCCTGGAGTGTTTTGTCTTTCATCACACTCACCATCTCGAGGGTTAGTTGTTTATTCTGCGCTTCCTTGCGCTTGATGTTTGCCAATACGCCCCCCTCAGTATCCGCCGACACTATATGGACATGAACATCCCTCTTTTGACCGTACCGCCAACACCGCCTTACTGCCTGGTAAAATTGCTCCCATGAATCAGATAGACCCACAAATATAATCTGATTGCATCCCTGCCAGTTCATCCCAAAACCCGCTATTTTTGGCTTAGTGATTAGTTTTGAAATATTGCCCTCCGCAAAACCTAAAAGAGAATCCTTTTTATGTACCGGCGAATCAGATCCGCGCACTTCCACGGCGCCATTTATTAAACCTTTTAACATTGATGATTCATCATTCAAATGACACCAAACGACACACTGATCATCAATTCCATTGGCTATAATTGAGGCTTCTTTTGTCCTGGCCTCCACGCTGTCTTTTCTTGCCTTGTTTCTATCCAATAACCCACAAGCAATTGGAGCAAATAGCCCATCTGTCACGCCCGATTCAATAATATGCTCATGATAAATCAGCCCAGGAAGCTCGTGCCCCTTGTCCTCGTAACCCAAGTCACTGGGCTTGGTAATAAATACAGACCACGTAGCCAGCCATTCAAAAAACTTCACCCTCCCGTGCCCCTTTAGTCTCCATTTAGACGTGTCTGACCCATCATGGATAAAAAACATAGCCAACATCTCGACCTGAGACATAATCCCCAAAAATTCACATTGCGTTCCCAACTCCATAAAATCATTTGGCGAGGGCGTTGCGGTGCAAGACAATTTATACCTATAATCCCTGAACATCAGGCCACACTGTTTTCTTGTTTTGCTGTCTATCCCCTTTAAAATAGAGGATTCATCCAAAACAACACCAATGTATTTTTTAGAATCTATGTTGTGTAGCTGCTCATAATTCACAACATCAATCGAATCCAAATCAATACCAAAAGATCGGGCCTCTGATATTGTTTGCTCTTTTACTGCCAATGGAGCAACAATCAAAACCCGCCCCGATTCGCGGGCAGAAACCTCTACCGCCCATACTAACTGCATCAGGGTCTTACCTAGCCCCGTGTCAGCAAAAATTGCTGATTTCCCTCTACCACAGGCCCATGCTGTAATGTCTTTTTGGTAATCAAAAAGAAAAGGATACGCAGACAAATCAACATCAAATCCTCCTTGAAGCAATTTAAATGATTTGCTCCCCACAAAATCCATATATTCCATATTTACCCCCATTGCTCTATGACTGTGGCTTTATTCACCTAACAGTTCGTCCCAACTACAGTTAAACGCCTAATTCTTTCCGCATTTTGCGGATTTTCTTCTGTAGTTTAGTTCCTTCCATTGATTTGTGAGGAAGGGCTTGATACTCCTTGTGATAAGGGGCTGACTGTTCTTTTTCGCACAACTTCCGAAAGTCTCCAAGAGTTAAAAAGCCACTCCAGTCCTGTGCTTTCCTCAATCCCTGATCTAATTGGTCAACAGGAAACTCTTTCAACGAAGCAGCCCAATATTTAAAATCCGTAGACCCCACAGGTTCATGTACCAGTTTCATTGCCTGAAGACCCCTCCCGATCGTGACTGGGAAAC